CTTTGATGCGTGAAGAAGCAGCCCTCTCCAATTACCGGGATGCATACGAAGCCCACACGAACGCCCAAATCGCAGCAGACCAAAAGAGGGAGGCACAGGTCAAAGAACGCCAACGCAAGGAAGCAGAGGCCACCCAAAAGCGTTTGGAGCGACTAAGGGAAGAAAACAACGCCATCATCAAGTTCGTAGAGGACCTGAACCTGCAACTCTACGAGATGGAGTTGGATAGGTTAAGCGAGCAGGAGCAACTGCAAATCAAAGCGATGCAAGCCGAAGCACAAAGGCGGATGCAGGTGGACACGGCTGACGCAAAATCCAAGATGGGCCAAGCCCAGCGTGAGCAAGACCTTGCTGGACTGCGTGAAAAATACATCGGTCAGTCCTTTGGGGTTATCAACGACATCATCATCGCATCGGCTGGAAAGAGCGAGGCAGCACAAAAGCGGGCTTTCAATGTCGCCAAGGCTGCGTCCATTGCCCAAGCCATCGTGAACACCTACCTTGCCGTCAGTTCGGCACTCGCTTTGAAGCCGACTGAATCCGTGTTCCCCGGACAAAGGTTCGTGGAAGCGGGTCTTGCCCTTGCTGCTGGTCTTGCAAACGTCGCCAAGATTAAGGCACAACAATTCCAAGGCGGTGCAGGTGCAGGATCTCCCGGTGCAGACGTAACGGGTGCAGGAGCAAGCGCAGCACCACCGCCCATCTTTGCGAACCCACAAACGACCAACCTCGGCACGGGCGAACTCTCGGCAGGCCAAAGCCAAGGATCATCGCCAATGCGAGCCTATGTCGTGGAGAGGGACATCACCCAAAGCACTCGCAGGGTTCGGAGGTTGGAGGAATTTGCAACTCTTGGAGCCTAACCACATTTACCTGCATGGAACTACCCATTTATAGGATGACCGTGGACGAGGTGGATGAAGGGGTTCAATTCGTGGCCCTGACCGATATGCCAGCGATTGAACGGCCATTCCAAGCATTCTCAAAGACACCACAACGGTTCAGCGAAACAGGCGAACGGAGAGTGCTGACTGGACCGCTGATGCTTGCAGACACGCCCATCTTCAGGAAGGACGAAACCTATGGTGAGTACTACGTCGTATTTGACAAAGCGACCATCCGCAAGATAGTCCAAAAGTATTTCAAGCAAGGCAACCAACATAACGTCAACGCTTACCACAACGCTGAACTGGATGGCGTGTTCATGTTCGAGAGTTACATCACCGACTCCGAGCGTGGCATCATGCCACCCAAAGGCTACGAGGACACCCCCGACGGCTCTTGGTTCGGTTCCTTCAAGGTTGAGAACGACGAAGTGTGGGACAACCGCAACCTGTTCAGGGGTTTCTCCGTTGAGGGCCTGTTCGGGATGGACAAGACCGAATCCGAACTGGAGGTCGCACTCGCTGGCCTTGCCGATGAATTAACCGCTTTTTTGCAACAATTAACCCCCACCTACAAATCCCACTAACTATGAACCTGAAAAACGCAATCGAATCCCTGCGGACTGAACTCCGTAAATTCAGCACCCAAAAGCAGTCCTTCGCTGACTACAAACTCGTTGACGGAACGGTTGTCCGTGTTGATGGGGACCTCGTTGCCGGGACTGCCGTTTACGTTGTAGCCGAGGACGGCACTCTCCCTGCCCCCGATGGCGAGCACGTTGTCGAAGGCGTTGGCACGATCAAGACTGAAGGAGGCAAAATCGTCGAGGTCATCGCTGCCGAAGTCGCAACCCCGGTCATCGAGCCGTTGCCCGTTGCTGCTGAAATCACCCCCGAAGTAGCCGTAGAGGTAACCGAGGAAATCAAGGAAGCCTATCCTGCCATGACCCCCGAGGTTGTAGAGGCCATCGTCGCCAAACACCTCGGAGCCATCATGGAAGAACTCAAGGCAGCCTATGCCGAGATGGGCAAGATGAAGGAGAAAATGTCCGCATTCGCATCGCAGGTTGAAACCATGGCCGATATCGTTGAAAAAGTTTCCGAACTCCCAGCCGAATCCCCAAAAGCAAGCGGTTCCGCAATCGTTGAGCAACGCAAGGCCCAAGCCTCGCAGAACTTCAACGCACTCGCACAAGCACTACAATCACTCAAATCCAAAAAATAAACCCCTAAACCCCCATTAACCATGGCATACAATTTTGGCAATCTAAACGCCTACACAGACCAAGAGAGGCTCCCTCTCATCACCAAAGCGGTATTCTCCGCTCGTTCAGCAGCCCTGTTCACCAAGCAGGTGGGCATCAAGTTCGCTGCTGCCCTTAACCTCATGGACACCGATGCCTTGATTCAAGGCGGAGATGTTTGCGGTTACGAAAGTTCAGGTACGACTACATTCAGTCAGCGGAATATCACCGTTGGCCGTATGAAAGTGCAAGAAACCTTGTGTCCTCGTTCCTTGGAGCAGTACTGGATGCAGACCCAGTTGACTGCTGGCTCTACCTACGATGGTGTTCCCTTCGAGCAGGCTTTCTCCGAGCAGAAGGCTCTCCGTATCGCAGAAGCGTTGGAGAACGCAATTTGGAAGGGTAACACTTATTTCAGCGGTATCAACCAACTTTTGAACGCTGCTTCGGGTTCTACCATCAGCGGTAACACAGGAGCGGTTTCTGCGTCCGTTGGTGTTACCACAGGCAACGCAATCGCCATCTTCGACGGCATCTACAACCAAATCCCACAGGCCATCTTGACTAAGACTGATCTCGTGATCTTCTGCGGTTGGGACAACTTCCGTACGTTGCTTGGTGCGTTCAAATCAACCGCTAACGTCCTGTATAACCAAGTTGACTTGGCTGGCCTTGCTGACGGGGACATCATGTATCCCGGCACGAATGTCCGTGTCATTGCGGTCCCCGGCTTGACTGGAACTAACCGCATCGTTTCGTCTTACCTCGGTAACTTCTTCTACGGAACCGACTTGTTGAGTGATGAGGAGCAGTTCTCAATCTGGTTCTCCAAAGACAACGATCAGGTACGTTTCCAAGCCAGTTTCAAAGCAGGCGTACAAATAGCGTATCCAGACTTGGTTGTTGACTTCCGCTTGACCTAATGTGTACGGGGGGAGGGAAACCTCCCCTCGCTTTTTTGTTCTCTTGAAACTTAAAACCAAAACACACATATGTCCTGCTCCCTAACTACTGGCTACGCCCTCGGCTGCCGTGATTCCGTAGGTGGAATCAAAACAATTTACGTCCAATCCTTCATCCCAACGGGGTCCTGCAATGCCAACCTATCAGGTGCGGTTACAGGCTTCACGGGGTACGCTTCGGGTGGGTTCTTCGAGTATGACTTGACCAAGGCTACGTCCTCTTTGACGGAAACTTTGAACGCAAGCATCGAGAACGGCTCGGTTTATTACACCCCCGAAGTAACGTTTACCATCAACAAACTGCAAGTCGCAGTCCGCAACGAACTCCGCTTGCTGGTACGCAACCGTGTCATCGTCATCGTCCAAGACAACAACAACCGCTATTGGTTGCTGGGTTCTGCCAACGGCTTGGAAGCAACCGCTGGAACCGCTGGAACTGGTACTGCCTTCGGGGATAGAAGTGGCTACGAGTTGACGCTTACCGGGATGGAACCCGACCCGATGTTCTCAATTGCATCCACAGTCTTTTCACCGTCGACTGCGCAGATACTCGGCTCGTAGTATCTTTGGCTTAGGTTTTCATCATCTGAGGTTTGGGAGGGCAGTCAGCAATGGCTGCCCTTCTTATTTTTACGGCCATGAAGATTTGCATCGTTTACAACGCTCATCCAACCGGGTGCAGTTACTACCGCCTCGAAATGCCGAACGCTTACCTTGGCGACAATTACCCGGAGTTTGACTATGTGTGCGTCGAGAACATCACCACGATTAGCGACGAGGGGTTAAAATCGATTGACCTGTTCCTGTTCAGCCGTTTGTGGTGCCAAGGAACCATGGAGCAGGTGGAGAATGTCTACAAAGCGTTGACCCAATTCGGGGCCAAAGTCATCCTTGACCTTGACGACTACTGGGTGCTTGAATCGGGCCACATCATGTACCGCCACTATCACCAAACCAAACTCGCAGAGGTCATCCGTAAGCACATCAAATTGGCCGATTGGGTAACTTGTACCACCGAGCATCTTGCTGCCCGCATACGGCCTCTAAATGCGAATGTGAGCATTCTGCAAAACGAGCCTTACGAAGCCTACCAACAATTCATCCCCAACCCCGAAGAAGAACCCGACAAGCACCTCGTGAAGTTCGGTTGGTTCGGAGGTGCGCAGCACGGCGAGGACATGGAACTGCTCCGTGAGGGGATGCAGAAACTACGCTGGGACGCAAACCTTGACGGCAAATACCGCCTCTATCTCGGAGGGTGGAACGACAATAATCCTGTTTATGAAGGCTACGAGAAAATCATAAGCGACCAAGGGAACAACCCGAACTACGGACGCATTCAGGCTGCTGACATCTACTCGTATGTGGGAGGCTACAACTTCGTGAACGTAACGCTTGCACCTTTGCGAGATACCAAGTTCAACAAACTCAAATCCGAGTTAAAGGTCGTAGAGGCAGGGTGGATGAACAAAGCCATCATTGCATCCGAAACCATCCCCTACACGGACGTAATCAAGCACGGGGAGAACGGGTTCTTGGTCCCTTACAACAAGCCCAAGGACTGGTACAAATACATCAAGCAGTTAATCCTTGACCCCGACCTGCGGAAAGGCTTGGCTGACAACCTCACACGGGACATCAAGAAGCAGTTCAACGTGGCTGAAACCGCCAAAAAGCGGGCCGAACTTTACAGGCAGATTGGGCGCAAATTGTGAAATTCGGGGGCATCGCACATTTACAAGCAGATGCTTTACCTGAACCCCAATACGACCAACACCCTGACGGTTACTTGGACCGAGCGTTCCAGCACGGGGGACCGCTACATCTTGCGACTCACAAGCATCGCAAAGAACACGACGACGGACTACACCCTGCTGAAATCCGCAAACCTTTCCAACTATACCAACCGCTATGACCGATTTCAAATTGCCGTGGGGTCGCTTGAAACAGGCTCGTATAAATATGAAGTTTACGATACCAATAGCACGGTTGCCGCTGCTTTGGCGGTCGTTGAAACGGGCTTGGCATTTGTACAAACCGCAACGATAGGCTTCAACACCTACGCCAATACGATTACTTACAATGTTTACGATGCATCCGACGAGGGTGTCTTTGACCTAACCTTTGACT